CCGGAGGAGTCGATACGCATACGTTCGTTGTTGTTAGTCAAAAACAACATCGGAATTGCAGTCGGTGCGGTAAATTGAAATGCTGAAGAAGTAGTCGCAATAATCCCGTTTCGAGTGCCGCTGTTTTTGAAATCAAGCCTCGTGTCCGTTGCACCGTCAAGCGTAGCAACATATCCAGCGGCTCCAACGATAGTAAGCGGTGAGCCAACAGTAGCAGTCCCAATCCCCACGTTGCCCGCAAAGTAGTTCGCCGCCGTGCCCGACGCATAAATGTTCCACTTATCTGTGCCGGAAGTAACCTGCGAGGCTATGCCGTAGTCACTTGTGCCTTGAGTTTGATCATCAATCAAAATGCCGTACTGACTTGATATGGTCGAACCCGCGCCTTTTGTGGCATCTGTAATTCTTAGGCCAGACATATTTGTAACGGTAAATGACGCTGCTGCTGAAGCTGGTGACGCTCTAAACGCATCAATGTTTGACGTAGCAGCCGAACTACCTGTCAGTGCCGAAACAACACCCGATTGAGTAGTTCCCGTTAAGGCTGTCGATTGCACATAAACGCCTCTGCTTGCCGAAGCAGCACCCCCCACCCCCATATAACCATTCACCCTCACGGTGTCGGTAGAGGCGTCGCCAAGGGTGACGTTAGGGGCAATAGCTACGTTGCCGGTTGAATCAGAAAGTGTGATTGAAGACGTACCATCCTTCGCCTTGATGTTTGTGACCTCAAGATTGGTCGTATCAAGGGTAGTGACGTTCACCACATCACTTTCGTCGGCATAGACCGCTTTTTCGGCTGGGTACGTACAGAACACATCTTTGGTGCCTGCCGCAAATGGGACAAGACTCCCGCTATTTGAAGACTCAAGCACCGTATCACGGGACAGCGTAGTCCCGCTTAACGTATATGTACCGATACCTACTTCCCACGCGCCTGTCGCTGCATCAACAATTGCGTAGTACGTAGTATTGGAGTTACCAATTACAGAGAATGATTGAAAGCCGCTGACAGCTCCCGCAAGCGTAACGGTGCCCGTACCAGCGGTCGTGGTGGTTTCTCTAACCCGATCTTTTACGACTAGCGCCATTTGTATTCCTTACGTTTGAGTCTCTATGACATCCCAACTTGCGTTTTCAGCACTATCAATATTCTGCCATGTGGCGGGTTGATCGATAAAGGTAGAACTAGAACCCAACCCGTCAAACGGACCCGAAGCAAAAGCACCTGCTGCAAACCCGCCCCCAGCTTCTGTTCGCACTGCCAGCGGTATGGTTGGGATCGTACCCCACGCTGATGCTACCGCAGCATTAATAGTGCTCCAACCAGCCGATTCGTAATTATTGATGACGTTCCAAGTACTCGGCCCTGTGTCGTCAATCAAGTTCCACAACAAGTTTGCAATTAACGCATCTGTAGCAGTAACGCTCTCTACTACGCTGGCAATGAATATTGCTGCTGCATTTGTCTCGTCTTGCGCCTGCGCACTCTCTGTTACTAAAACAGCGAATGCGGCACTTGCGGACGTTTGGTCTACGCTCGATACACTCTCGTTGACGCTACAAGAGAAATTAACACTGCTAGATGCAGCATCAGATACGGCAATGCTTTCAGCTACCGATGCTCCAATAACATACAAACTAGACGTGCTATCTGCTGCGGCCGCCGTTTCTGCTGCGGTTGCGTTATAGACCAACCCGCCCACTATCTCTTCTGAGGCTGTGGCGCTTTCATTTATAGATGCAGCAAAAACAACAGACGCACTAACGCTGTCGTTACACGAACCGGCTTCAGTTATTAAAGAACTTAGTGTTAATGTCGCACTAACACTATCCGCTACCGTTGCGGATTCATTTACATTTGCGTTAAAACTTACCGCGCCATTTACTTGATCACTACCAGTTGCTGCTTCAACTACACTTGAATTAAAGTTTACGCCCGCACTTACTTGGTCACTGGCTGTTACTGCCTCGTTTACTGCGCTGTTAAAAACCGCAAGTGCCGATACCTGATCAGCCGCCGTTGCGGATTCACTTACCGTGACGCCATAAATAAATCCCGGTGCCGAAGCAAACGGGACTGTTGCAAATGGGGAAGCAGCAAACACACTACTATGCCTCTACAAGTTCTTTTTCTTCAAACCAACGCACATGCGTTGCACCATCAACATCAGTCCACTCAATTTGGTAAAAGAAATTACCGTCCTCATCCATACGCAACGCCTGCACCGGGCCCTGCGGAATTACTGCTTTGACCTTGACTTGCTGACCTTTGCTAAATTTAGTCGCCATTGTTTACCCCTTACGCTGCATCAAGGCTGAATTGATAAGTGACATTTAACACGTCACCGTTTACCACCGACCGGTCGCCGGGAGACTGAAAATCTGAAGCAGAGAACAAAATGCCAGTAGTGTCGCCTTTGGTTGGATCGTTGGTTAAAAATGCTCCTGCAATGGTAGTTGTACCAGTCATTGAAAATTGCGCTGGCGAAGCTGAATTATTAATAACCGACGGATCAGCGGTTGTTGCAGTACCAAATGTGGCAGTCTTGCGGTTACCAGAGTAATTAGTATCCTCAGTCCAACCCGAGTGAGACGACATTGTGTTACCTGCCGCAAACGAAGTACCCGAAGCAGGCCCTTGCACCAAGCCAATATACCAAGCTGCGGTATAACCTGAGCCAGTAAAGTACTTGGTATTCATATCTTGCAATCCTTGGTTGACTACAAGATTGTGATTACGTTCTTCCCACTTCAGATTGCCGTCTTTGTCATGGCACGTAACGGTAAATACACCGCCTGCCATCGCACGCTCAAGACCGTTTACTTTCTTTTCAACCGTACCGCTGACGGTATCCACTGCTTTTGCAAGTTCTTTTTGCATGATGATCCCTCAAGGAAAACGAATAAGCGCCGTCGTTGCCGTATTCGCTGGCATCGTGACGGTATTGCTGGTTGAAGTAAATGTCTTATCTGAACCAAAGTCCAGCACGGCTACAGTCTTATTACTACGAGTCACGTTATAGATCAAAGCCCCACGAGCCACAAAGTTAGCGCCGGGCCACGATACATCCGAAAAGTCCACGTACACCGTACCGGCGTTACGCCCCGTAGTTTCTGTGCTAATAGTCACACCCGTCATCACTACACCCCCTGCGGTATAGCCTGTGCCGGTCACTTCATTGTCTGTTGTGTACACAGTTGTCAGCGGACCGATATCAGCAAACGCCGTATACAACGCCATCTTCAGTGTGTCAGTCGCCAAGTTCTGCCCAGCTTGGAGCATCTCTTGTTTGAAACTGTTTGTCAGTCCTTGCTGGATCATGGGTTAACCTTAATCTTCGCTTGCCCGTCGCGGTACGCATCACCACGCTCCAGACCTGTACCCAGACGGTTGAGCTGACCAAGCGCAACTTGGTACTTGTTCTCGTAGTACGCCATAACGTCTTGCTCACCTTTCATGAAGGTGTACGCTTCAACCAGCGAACCATACAAAAGCACCGGTGAATAGTTGTCGCCTAGCCATGATTGCCCAGTTGCATTATTAATAGCTGACACAGGAACGCTGAAATTAGTGCCGCCCCCAATGTACTCGGTACCCGCTGATAGCGTATCGCTCGTGGTATACAAAGCTCCCGGCGCATCAATCGTAATACCGGTAACCGCCCCAGCCGTAACTACAATAGTCGCCAACGCACCTGTTCCAGAACCACCCGTCAATGGCACGTTGTAGTACACGCCGTTGGTATAGCCAGAGCCGCCCGTAATTGTGCCAAGCGTATTAATTGCGCCCTGAACGATTGACTCGGGGTAGTAGTAATAGTGAAGCTCGACGCTGTACGCATTATTCGGTGTCGGTGCCAGAATGAACGTCAACTCATTGGTAATGGTCGGCGGCGATGCGCTAGTAGTTGCTGGACCAAATAGTGCGTAATACTTAGGAATACCTGTATCACTTGGGCTTGGATACGCGGCGCGAAGAAAGTTAACGTCTTTATTCAGCAGATACTCATAGTTTCCACTGCCATCAATGACAGCTATGGAAAACACAGATAAAAAATCAGTCGGGCATGACAAGTACTTATTGCCACCAGACGTGGAGCCTGTGACGTTCTTGCGCAGCGCCGGTATCTGTACTGAGTTGTAGATCCGTTCTTCGGCTTGGCGAACAAACGTGGGTATTTCATCAACAAACAGTTGCTCTGTGTTTTGCGTATAAAACTGTATCTGATTGGAAAGATCCACGTACTTCACAGTAACTCCTTACGCCATCGGGCCTCGCGCCATCACGCCTTTGGTAGCAGCGCCAGTACCGCGAATCTTGATGCCCGAGGTCTTTGGCTCTTTATAGTTGCCCTTGCTGACAACGCCACCCGCGATGTTCATCTCGTTGGTGTACTCAGTGCCAGTCTGGTTCTTTACCTGAACGCCAACCCCTTCACCAGACATCGTGTGCGGGGGTGCATATACAGAAGCAGGTCCTACTTCTTTGCCTTGCTTTTTCATAGAAAATTTAGCCATTAGCCACCTCGTCCAGTAGAGCGTTGGTTCATCGCACGCGCCATGTTGCGCCCGTACTTACGCATAGCCTCGCCGGTCACGCCGCCCTTAGCCATGCCCTTCTTGTGCATCCGCTTCTCATGCGCCTTGACTTCCGCCTTGGCTACTTTCTTCATGCTGTCCATAGTCACTCCTACGAAATTGTTACGTTACCTACTACACCGGCAGAAG